CCCCGCCCTGCGCAAAAGGCGCAACGGTCCCGGCGCCGCCGAAGGCGCTGGAAAACATGCCGCTCAATCCGCTCACCAGTCCTTCGGCGAGCGCCTTGGTTCCCGCGCGCAAGGCCATGCGCGTCAGCGACTGTGCGATCGTCGAGAGCACGTCGTTGAAGCTGCGGCCGCTTGCCGCCGCGGAGCCGAAACCCAGGTGAAGCGTCTTCGTGACATTTCCTGCCGAGACGTTGATCTGATCGAGCAGAAGTTTTGTCGCTTGCAGGTTAGCCGTCGCGACGCGCTCATTCGCGCCCGGCGCGTTGAACGGGTCCGGGAAGGGGTCGAAATCTGTCGTCATGTCGATCCTTGAGAATCGGGAAATTGGCGCATCATGTCTTCAAGCGCCGCGCGCGACGGCGCGCCCGGCGCTAAGCCGTATACGCCCTCCACCGCGCAAAAAAAGTTCGCGCGGCGTCATCGACCAGAATTCGCGCGACGGGAGCCGCAGGACGCCGAGCCCGAAGGCCATGGCGCGCGCGAAGGGAAAGGGCGCGCGATGGGAGGCGTCGCGCGCTGCTTCTTTCGCTTGCCTCAAGCGTCCTGCGGCGTCGGAGGGTTTGCGTCGGCGCTCCGCTCCGGCGCATCGCCGAAGGTCGCGGCGAGGAGATCGGCCGCGATACGCACATAGCCTGCAAGACCCTCCGAAACTTTCATTCTCGCGACGTCTTCGTCGTTTATGTCGTTGCCCGCTCCGCGCAGCCCGCAGCCGATGATGCGCAGTATGTCGCGTGCGGAAAGCCGTCGTTCCTCAAAGCGGCTCGCGAGCGCGACAAGGTCGCTGGCGCCAAAGCCGCTTTCGAGTTCGGCGAGCGCGCCGAGCGTCAGGCAGAGCGTGTAACTCTTGCCGTCGATTACCGCGTCGATTTCGCCGCGCTTGCTGTTCGCCATTGCGTCCTCACATGAAATGCGCTGGTCCATCTGGAATTGTCATTCCCGGTAGGCCGAAGGCCTGACCGGGAATTCAGAGTCGCAACAAGCAGTTTGATTTTGCCCCTGGAGTCCCGATCGCGCTTCGCGTGTCGGGAATGACAGTTGAGCCGTTCAAACCTCACAACGCCGCGAAGGCGAGCGCGCCAGCCGATTCGAGCGAAATGTCGAAGGTCACTTCGGCGGCATATTCGCCGCGATAATCGAGATTGGCGATCTGGAACAGGCCCGAGAGCACGCCGAAGTCGGGAATGACAATCTGCCACTCGCGCAGTAGCCCGTCGAAGAAGGTCTGGCGCAGGAGCGCATCCGACGACTGGTCCTTGAACACGCCTGTCCCGGAGATGCTGGCGCGCCTCAGTCCCCCGCCGTCCAGCAATTCGCGCCAGCGGCCGCTCGACTCGGCGTCGGTCACATCGACCGTGTCGGCATTCAGCGCGAGGCGTCGCGTGCGCAAACCGGCGACCGTGACGAAGCTTGCGCCGTCATGAAATTTCAAGAGCAGATCCTTGCCTTTCTGGGCGGCCATCATTGAGCTCCGTTAAAGATATTCGGTCGTGGCGCGAAAGCGCAGATTGACCCGCGCGAAGCGGCCGTTCTGATCGCGACGCGTTTCCAAGGAGAGGAAGCGCAAGTCGACCAGCCGATGTTCCTGAAGAGTGAGCGCCGCCTCATCGAGAAGATCGGCGATGCGCTGCGCCAGTTCGAGCGCCTCGCTTAGCCCCCGCATCGTCGACGTGACGCCGATCGTAAAGAGCTGCTCCGCGCCCGGCGAGAGATCGGCGGACCAGTCGCGCAGCTGCGCTTCGCCAAAAAGCGCATAGGGCGGTTCGGCGCCGCGCGGCGCCTCGTCGTAAAGCTTTTGGCCGAACGCGGCGGCGAAGCTCGTATCCGCGAGCAGATAGGCGCGGATCGCCTTGCGCAGCGCAATGACGGGTGAAACGCTCATGGCGAGTCCTTTATGTGATCTCTTCGCACGTGCAGATCAAAAATCGCCGGCGCTCATCGGGATCGAGAACCGATTGGATACGAAGCTTGCGACCGCGATAGACAAAGCGCATGTCCTTTGAGACATCGTCACGCCATCGGATCGTCGCGACGAGAGTCGTCGCCTGCTCGGCGCGTTGCTCGACGAAGGCCTCGCGAACGCCAGAAGGCGCGATGCGCGCCCAAAGAGTCGTGACGGGCGTAAAGCTGCGCGAAAAGCCGCCGGCGCCGTCGGGCGCGTCGATGGGCGCCTCGAGCGTCACGCGATGGCGCAGCGCGCCGATGGGGAGGCCGCTCACAGCAGCCGCTCCCGCCGAAATGGCGCCGCAAGTTGCGCGACCGCTCTCGGCAAAGCGTCGTCGCCGCTATCGCCGCGATGTTCGCGCCAATGCGCGACGAGCGTCAAAATCGCTTGGCGCAGCGGCTGCGGCGCGTCGCTCGCGAGCGCGCCATAGCCGACGTCAAAGTCGATCTCGATTCCGTCGATCGCGCGTCCGGGCGCAGGCGGCGTGGTCGTGAAGCTGATGCGGCCACCCTCTTTCGAGGATGGCGCGCGATAGGTCGCGGCATTGAGCGTCTGCGGCGCGTCGCTTGCGTCGAACACACGGATCGCCGTCACCGACTGAAATGGCGCGAAGGGAATGCGGAGCGTCGCGTTCGAGGCAACCGAAGTCGGCCAGCAGTCGAACACGAGACGCCAGCTTTGCGTGACGAAGAAGCGCCGCGTATAGGCCTCGAGCGTCATGCGCGCGGCGACGATCAGCGCTTGGATCAATTCATCCTCTTCGACGCCGTCTTCACGCAGCCATGATTTTGCGTCGGCGAGCGAGACGGGCTCGATCGCCGGCGCGCCGATGAGCATCGGTCGCATCGCGCGTCCTAGGTTGTGGTGAGCGGAAGGCCGCGACGTTTGTCGTCGCGGCCTCAACGGGGCGGGCTGATTAGGATGCGGCGAATTTCAACAGCTTGATCGCTTCGAAATTCTGCACGCCGCCGCCGACCCGCTTCGTCGTGTAGAAGAGGACATAGGGCTTGGCGGAGTAGGGATCACGCAGCACGCGAATGCCGACGCGGTCCACCACCACATATCCGCGCTCGAAATCGCCGAACGCGATGGAGAGCGAGTTTGCGGCCGGGTCCGGCATGTCCTCCGCTTCGACGACGGGGAAGTTCATCAGCGAGGCGCCGGCGTCGGCGGTGGCGGGCGGCGCCCAGATGTAATCGCCGGTCGTCGTCTTGAACTGACGCACGAGCGACTGCGCGCGCCGCCCCATGACGAATTTGCCGTTCTGGCGGAAGCCGGCGCGCAGCGCGTAAACGAGATTGACCAAGGCGTCAGAAGGATCGCTCGCCGCGAAAGCGCCGGCGGCGCCCGTCAGCACATAGCCGATATTGCCCCAGGTCCAGCTCGCATCGGCGACGCTCGTGTAGGAGAGAAAGCCCTTCGGCTTATTGACGCCGTCGCCGCTGACGAAGGCCGCGCCTTCCTGTTCGGCGAAGGCGGTCTGCACCTCCTCGGCGATCCATTGCTCGATGTCGACGACGGAATCGTCGAGCAGCGCCTGCGTCGCCGCCGGCATGGCGTAAAGCTCCATCGCCGGGAAGGTCATGTCGGCGAGCTGCTGATTGTTGGTCTGCGGGCGCGGATCGGCTTCCGCCACCCATCCGGCG